ATATAGTTCTTTAACTGGCGAGTCTGGTATATATACAGATACCGCTATAAACACAGGGGAAGTAACAATAGGTTTAATAAATAACGGCGGTACTCCATCCGCTACTACATTCTATAGAGGTGATGGTCAATGGGTGCAAGCTGGTGGTGGCACAATATCAAAACAATTATTTCAAGTAACTGCGGCTACTCCTACTTTTGTTTTAAATAACCCGCAAGTTAATCCACAAGATGCGAACTACGTTAATATATTTATAGATGGTGTTTATCAAAATAGTGGCACTTACACTGTAGCAACAGCAACAGGCGTTACTACAGTAACTTTAAGTACAAACGCTCCAGTAGGAACAAGTGTAGAAATAATATCAACAACATAATTATAATATGGCATTAACCGGAGTTTCAACTAGCGTTGTAGACATGAGCGGTGATACCACTGGCTTAGTTATAGCCAAGGGTACAACAGCTGAAAGAAACGCTATATCTTCACCTCAAGCAGGTATGATTCGTAATAATACTGAAACAGATAAAGTTGAAGTATATAACGGTACTGAATGGAGAACCCTTGTGGAAGCTGGAAATGCTATACCACCTTTAACTATTGAATATTTAGTAGTTGCAGGCGGAGGTGGTGGCGGTGGCTGGGGAGGCGGTGGCGGTGGCGGTGGTCTTCTTACGTCTACTTTACCCTCTTTAGGAAACACTCCACAATTTACATTAACAGTTGGAATAGCAGGAACTGGTCTTGGTAACCCGAATTTAGCAGGTTACGTAGCGGGTGGTGATGGAGGTGATTCAATTATTTCCGGTACCGGTATTACTACTATTACCGCTGAAGGCGGTGGTGGTGGTGGTTATTATAATGGCTACAGCGGCCGCTCTGGCGGTTCTGGCGGTGGTGGTGGTATTTCATCTGGTAGCAGTGGTAGTCAAAATTCTGGAGGTGCTGGCACTGCAGGTCAAGGAAACGACGGCGGATTTGGAGGAGGGTATACAAATTCTAATGGAGTTTATGATGGAGGCGGCGGCGGTGGCGGCGCTGGAGCTGTAGGAAATAATGGTCAAGCTTCTGGAAATTATGTTGGCGGAAACGGCGGTGCGGGTGTTATATGTAATATTTTACCAGCCGCTGGAGCTACAGCTGCAGGTGTAGGAGAGGTTTCTGGAACTAATGTTTATTATGCCGGAGGTGGTGGTGGCCATACTTCAGGTTCAAGCATTCAAACAGTTGCATACTTTTCTCAAGGAGGTATTGGCGGAGGTGGAGATGGTGGTAATTATTATAGTAGTTATTCAGCTCAATCCGGTGCTACTAATACAGGTGGAGGTGGAGGTTCAGCATACGGCGCTTCTCCTTATGGGCTTGCAGGTGCTGGTGGTTCTGGCATTATAATACTTAAATACCCCGATGCTTACTCGATTCAAGTAGGCGTAGGTTTAACTAGTGCGGTAGATTCAACATCGGTACCTGGTTATAAAGTAGAATCGTTCACAGCAGGAACAGGAACAATAACATTTAGCTAATATGGCAAATTTCAATATAGATTATTTAATAGTTGCCGGTGGCGGCGGAGGAACTGGCGGTGTAGGTAATGGCAACGGAACAGGTGGAGGCGGTGCTGGCGGCTTAATAACAACAACCACTTACAACGGAACAGAAAGTGCTTTTACTGCGGTTACATCTACTTCTTACGATGTAGTCGTTGGATCTTTTGGAGCTGGGGGTACAGGTTCAAGTCTTAATAATTTTATTGATGCTAATAGAGGCTTAAACGGAAATAATTCTAAATTTGACAGTATTGAAGCTATTGGTGGCGGTGGTGGGGGAGCTATTGCTACAAACTACCCGTCTGGAGCTGATGGTGGCTCTGGAGGAGGAGGAGCTCCGTACTCTAACTCTGGAGGTTCTGGAACCACTAATCAAGGTAACTCGGGTGGTGCTGGTAGTTCAAACCCTGGAAGCGTAAACAGATATAGAGGTGGAGGTGGCGGAGGAGCTTCACAATCTGGAGCTAACGGGGACACTTCTGGGAACGGTGGTGATGGAATTTCTTATACATCTGGACAAAATAGTATAACAGGTTCAGCTTCTTCTTACGCCGGTGGTGGCGGTGGTGGTGTTTATTCAATTGGAGTCGCAGCTGGAACTGGAGGTTTAGGAGGTGGAGGTAATGGTGCCCAAAACGCAGGTAACGGATCAAGTGCATTAGCCAATACCGGTAGCGGTGGTGGTGGCGCGGCTGGAGCAGCAAATTACAATGGTGGAAATGGTGGATCTGGTGTTGTAATACTTAGATACGCTACGGCTGACGTAGCAAGTTACACGGTAACTGGAGCGGCTCCAACAGAAACTATAGATGGTACAGATACTATACTTAGTTTTACAACAGCAGGTACGGGTACAATAACTTTTACAACTCCAATCCCACCTTTTAGTGGTACTAAAGTAACAACCCCTGTAACAGATTTTAATAAGTTTAATACAGAAGAAGGATTAAAAATACCTAGCGGCACTAGTTCAGAGCAGCCAACTGGAGTAGAAGGTATGGTTAGAAACGATACAACTCAATCAAGTAGAGGTTCTGCTAGCGCTATAAGTTATTACAATGGTACTGATTGGAGATATTTTGAAAACGAATTAAATACAAGTTTTAATACTGTATTATATACTGGAACAAGTTTAACAAATGCAATAACAGGAGTCGGGTTTTCTCCTGATTTAGTTTGGTTGAAACAACGCAATAGTGCACAGGCCCACGCGCTTTTTGATACCGTAAGGGGGACAAATAATTTTATAATGTCTAACACTACTAGTGCTGAAAACACTCGAACCACAGATACGTTATCTTCTTTTGATGCTGACGGATTTACTTTAACACCATATAGCAGCGATGCTTTTATAAATTATACAGGCAGAACTATGGTTGCTTGGTGCTGGAAAGCAGGTGGATTAGCAAATAAATCTGCTTATTTTAACGGAAGTAATAGTATAGTTAAAAGTACAAATCTAGGCGCAGCGTTTAATAGCCAAACTACGCTGTCTATTGCAGGTTGGTTTAAAACATCTACATCTACCTCAAGAATGACTATTGCTTCTTTTTCTAATACCGCAGTTGGTAGCACTGATTTATGGATTGGGCTTTATGCAAACGAAAATACAATAGCCTTTAGAAATTCTGTTGAAGGAGCGCCGGGGCTTTTACAGGTAAATGATACTGGCGGTTCAAATTTAAGGGATGGAAATTGGCATCACGTTGTTTTTACGGCTGATTCAAATGGTACACGTGTTTATGTTGACGGGTCACAATTAACAGGGTATACTTATAGTTTTGGAAATTCCTCAACAAATATTCAAATGCCTTCAATAAATCAATTCTCAATTGGGGCAAATCAAGACAGCTCAGCAAGTGGAGGACAATGGTTTATGAACGGTATTATAAACCAAGTAAGAGTTTTTACCAGTGCTCTATCAGCGTCTCAAGCAACTGAATTGTACAACGAAACAGTAGCAGAGAATAGTGTATTAAACTTTCCTAACGGCGCTGGCTGTGTCGCTGCTTACCCTTTAGGTGAAAATGCAAACGGTGTAGACGGTCTTTATAATGGAAGTTCTTCAAACGTAACTTTTGGTAAACCTGGTTATTTAACTAGAAACACGGAAGGAACAATTGAAAGTACAGTTAGCGCTAATAATGATTTAGGATTTAGTGTTGTATCTTATACAGGAAATGGAACCGCAGGGTCTACAGTAGGGCATGGGTTAGCTTCCACGCCTGAAATGGTTATTGTTAAATCACTTACAAATACTGCAAACCAATCTTGGTCAGTTTATCAAGCGGATGTAGGTAATAATGGGTCTTTAACTTTGGAGTTAGCAAATACTCCATATTATGATATTGGTTATTGGAATAATACATCTCCTACATCAAGTGTTTTTACACTAGGAAACTATGCTGTATCAAATCAAAACAATGCAGACTACATAGCTTACTGCTTCGCGTCTAAACCTAATTATAGTAAAACAGGTAGTTATCTTGGAAACGGTAACGCAACTGGCCCTATTGTTACTTTAGGTTTTGAGCCTGCTTGGTTAATGTTTAAATGTACTACTCAATCAAATTCAAATTGGATAATTATAGATAACAAAAGAGCAACATCTAATCCTAGAACCCCACATTTAAGGGCTAATAGCAGCGCGCAAGATGATTTTGGTGCTAATGAATATGTTGATTTTACAAGCACCGGCTTTCAACCAAAAGGTGTTAGTAATTATAATAATAATTCAGGCGGCCAAACTTACATTTACTTAGCATTCGCAAATACAATATAATACATGTCAACAAAAATAACAACACCTGAATTATTTAACTTAAGCAGCAATAATACTGCCGCTACTCAGTTACCTGTATTTACTACATCTGCAAGACCAACACCTACAACTTCTACTGTTCAAGTAGAATATTTAGTTATTGGTGGGGGTGGAGCTGGTGGAGGCTGGGGAGGTGGCGGAGGTGCCGGCGGTTACTTGACTAATTATGGTGGTTCTAAAACTCCATTAACTTCAGGTTTAGATTATGCTATTACTGTTGGGGAAGGAGGAGTTAAACAAACGGTTGCTGCTACTGCGGCAAATTCTGGGGAAGATTCATCTATAATAGGAACAGGAATATCAATTACTGCAACTGGTGGTGGTGCTGGTGGTACTAAAAATGGTAATACAACTGAATTTCCTGCTCAAAACGGTGGTTCAGGTGGTGGCGCTTCAGCAATGCGAAATGCGAGTAGTGGTGGTTTAAAAACTACTGGTCAAGGAAATGACGGTGGTAATAGTCCAGCACAAGATCCAAGCTACCCAGGCGGAGGAGGTGGCGGAGGCGCAAGCTCTGTTGGTGGAGATGGTCAAAGCGCTTCTGGAAGCCCTGCGTATGCAGCTGGAAATGGTGGAGATGGACTTGCTAGCTCTATAACTGGAACTTCTATTACTAGAGCAGGCGGAGGTGGAGGTTTTACATATGGTTATACTGTTACTAATGTATCATCAGGTGGGACCGGTGGTGGTGGCGCTGGAGGTAGATATGTATCATCTGGTAACGGTTATAACACAAGCCTCTCTAATGCTGTAGATGGACAAGTTAACACAGGGTCGGGTGGTGGCTCTGGTTCAGTAGCGATATCCGGATCCGGCAGCCAATGGTATGGCGGAAACACAGCTAGTGGAGGTTCTGGTATTGTTATATTAAGATACCCGACAAATTCATCCCCAGTTGTAAAAACAACAGGTAGTTTAGTTTATACAGAATCTATAGACGGTAGTGATACTGTAATTCAATTTACAGAAGGATCTGGAAATGTTTCATTTGCTTCAGCTGGAATAGCTGTAGGCGAAATGATATTTAATAGCACTACTGAAAAAGTAGAATATTGGGATGGCTTTCAGTGGAATATGATAAAAGATGAAGGAATAATTTTGCCGCTATCCACAACAGACCCTTTTGGAGATGGTTCTCAATTAGCTTTATATCAATTTAACGGTAATGCAAATAATACAAATGGCACTAATAATGGAATAGTTTCAGGGTCGGGTGGTTATGTAACAGGTAAATTTGGGCAAGCCGTAAATATGACTGGAGCAACAAACAGTTATGTTTGGAGTCTTAAACCACCAGCATTTAATCAATCTATGTGTTTTTGGGTTAATTTTAGTAATATAAATTTTAACGCCAACCCAAATACTGCTTTTTATCTTAGTACAGGTGCATCATCCTATTATTATTGGTGGTATTATTCTTTAAATTATGAATTATCTAGTGATAAATTTGCTTTTGGTTCCTTTATTAGAAATAGTAGTTCTAATTATAATTATAGATTTAGTGGCTATACTTTAACAAATTTAAATAAAACAGGTTGGAATTTTATAGTAGCTACAATTCCATCTGGTGGAAATACAACTTATTCTATTAATAATTCAATAATAGCAACTTCAACTTTTTCGTCCGGGGTCAATGGAGGAATTACATCTTTAGTTTCAGATAGCCAAATAGGAAGGGTTTATTCGAATGGGGTCTATTATTCTACAGCCGGTCCAATTGGAATAGACCAATATAGATTATTTAATAAAGCTTTATCCCAATCAGAAATAAATACACTTTATACTGAAGTTATTTAAAATGGAAATTTAACAAAAAACAAGTAATAATATAAAACATACTAACATATAAACCAAAACCATATGACACTTTATTACCAGACTCATTCGTGGAGTAGTCAACCACAAGTAACCGAAGAAACCATTAAGCTTTGGAAACACATTTCAGAAAAATCAAGCTGGAGGATTGTTCAACTGCCAAATGGCTTCTTTCAAACCGAATATCAGGACCTAAACAACAAGGACACCTGGATTGATGTAACTCGTAGAGAAACTTTAGATGGTGCTGAAACTGCTATAGACAAATCAGTAGATCATTATTCTAAAAAAGTAGAGTTTATCAATGGACCAAAAGTTGTTAAAACCTTCAAGTAAAACAATCAATTCAATTAAATTAAATTAAATATGTCAGACTTAATAGTCAAAAACCTTAATTTTGGGCAAGAAGCTCAAGATAAGGTATTCGAAGGAATAAACAAACTCACAAAAGCCGTTAGCTCTACGTTAGGAGCTAGCGGTAAATGTGTGTTACTAGAAGATGGATCAGGAAATCCATTAATAACAAAAGACGGTGTTACAGTTGCAGATACAATTGTATTATTAGATCCAGTTGAAAATATGGGTGCTACGCTTTTAAAAGAAGCAGCACGTAAAACAGTAAGAGAAGCTGGTGACGGCACAACTACCGCAACAGTTCTAGCACATGCCATACTAAAGGAAGCTCAGAAAGTTCAAGCTAACATAAGTTCTAGAGATTTAAAAAGCGGTATTGAAGAAGCAACCGAAAAAGTAGTGGCATACCTAGAAAAAACAAGCACAAGCGTTAAAGGTGATATGATAGATCAAATAGCTACTATATCAACTAACAACGATTCTGAATTAGGAAAAATAATTGGTGACGCCTTTAGAGCTGTAGGAGATACCGGAGTTGTAATGATGGAGCCATCTGCTGAAGCAGAAACAAAAGTAGAAATAGTTGATGGTATACAATATGATAAAGGTATAACAAATCAACATTTTATAACAAACCAAATAAGTAAAACAGCTGAATTAGATGATGCTGCTGTGCTTTTAGTAGAATCACCTATTGAAAATATTAGACAAATACAATCTATATTAGAGCATGTTATAAAAAATAGTATACCTTTATTAATTGTAGCAGATATGGAGCCTGCCGTTGCAGCTACATTAGCAATGAATAAAACAAAAGGTAATATAAAAGTAAATGTAATTAATGCTCCAACTTTTGGAATAAACAAAAGAGAAGTTTTAGATGACTTAGCAATGTTAACAGGCGCTACAGTTGTAAACGAAGACTTAGGAGATGATATGGATTTAATACAGCCTGAATTTTTAGGTAAATGTTTAAAATCTATTACAGACGAAAAAGACACTGTAATACAAGTAGAAGAACTTTCTGAACAAGTATTAGATGTTATAGAGCAAATTAAAAAAGAACTATCAGAAACACAAACACCTGGAAACTTGATTCGCCTTGAAAAAAGATTAGCTCGTTTATCAGCTAAGATAGCGATTGTTCAAGTGGGTGCAAATTCTGATATTGAATTAAAAGAAAAAACAGATCGAGTAGAAGATGCAATATGTGCTACTAAAGCTGCGATTAAAGAAGGCATTGTTCCCGGTGGTGGAATTGCTTTATTAAATGCATCCAATAGCATAACTGCTAAGTCTAAAGGTGAAGAAGCTTTATTAGAAGCTGTTAAAGCGCCTTTTAAGACTATTTTAAGTAATGCAGGTATATTGGAGTATGATTTGCCTAAAGCTAAAGGTAAGGGTCTTAATGTGGTTACAGGAAATATGGTAAATATGATTAAGTCAGGAATTATAGATCCTTTATTAGTTACTAAAAGTGCACTTCGTAACGCAGCTTCTGTGGCTACAACTATATTATCAACTGATTGTGTAATCAATAATTTAAGATTAGATGAAAGCAATAGGTAATAATATAATTATAACACCAGAAAAAGTAACTTCTGAAAAAACTAAAGGCGGATTACTATTAGTTAAAAAAGATAGAGAAGATATAAGATATACTAAAGCTACTATTGATTCAGTAAGCGATGATATAAAAGGATTAAATAAGGGTGACCAAATTTATTATGATCGCCATGCTGGTCACACTATTGAAATAGATAAACAATATTTTACTATAATTAAAACTCAAGATATAGTTGTTGTTTTATGAGGCGTTTAGAAGCTAGCGACATTAGGGAGTTAAACCTACTAAAGCATTATAGAATTATTCGTAAATGGGCTTGTAGAAATAACAACTTAAATGATGCTGATTTAGAGTTACTTATGTATTTTGATTGTATGGGTATGTTTACTAAACAGGATTTTAAAACAGGCACATACTCTTACAGCTGGGATAATCGCAGATGGAACAAATTTGTTAAAGACGGTTGGGTTGTAGTATTTAGAAATTATAATAGAACAACACAAAGATATAGTATATATAAACTTTCATTAAAAGCTAAGCAGCTAATAATGAGAATGTATCGAATAATGTTAGGTGAAGAAGATATACCTACAAGCTCTAGAAATAATATAATGTCTGGTAAAACATATACAGACAAAGTATTAATCACAGCAATAAGAAACGTAAACAAAGATAAAAATAGATAATTATGAACTATAAAGATCCTTTAAAGATGATTAATCCTGCAGCGGTTGCGGCAATAGCTAACACGGATATGACATTACAACCACCCATTCCAGCTAATCAGCAAGGAGTAGCTAAGCCTTTGTTTAGCGAAACAGTTCAAAGCACAGCAGGACAAATATACGGTGATATAAACGCAAGACAAGCGTCTTTAGGAAACAACGCCCCTATGTTTATGTCTGCTAGCCAAGAAAAAGCTTTCGGACCCGATAGTGAAACATATAAAAGTGGCAATACAAAAATATACGAAGGAATTAAAGCTGAAGAAAATAAAAAACAATAATCATGGACAAAAGAGAAACAATGATAATAAACAACCCAAAGCTTGACGGTCAAGTTGGTGAAAGTGCTGTATGGAATGGTCCTTTAAGTAAAAAAGGTTTTCCAATGGGTCACGGTAGCAGTTCAGGTATTACAGGTATGGAAGTATCTAAATATCCTTGTAGCTACAGCGACAAGCCTATAACTCAACGAGCAAAAGGAAAATAGAAATGGCAACAGGAGATATTAAACTACTGGCAGCCAACGCAATAACATTAGCGATAAGCATGACGCATATAGAAGTAACATTAAAAGTTATTCTGTTACTTATAAGTATCGGATACACAGTAGCTAAGTGGGTAAAATTAAAGGAAAAGAAGTAATAATTATAGCATGGGATACGAGCAAAATCAATCACCTTTTTTAAGAGTTGCAAAAACCACTAAAGGGGCAGGCAGAAATTACAGAACTACAAAAGAAGGTGCTGGTATGACCGCTGCTGGAGTTAAAAAATATAGAAAACAAAATCCTGGAAGTAAATTAAAAACAGCTGTAACTAAATGTGATGTTAAAGTTGGAACAAAAGCTTATAAAAGACAAAAAGCTTTTTGCAGTAGATCTAAAAGCTGGGACGGAGAACGCGGTAAAGCAGCTAGAAAAAGATGGTGCTGCAGTAGATTTTAATATAAAAACAACACATTATGGAACAAGGACACTTTGGTCATTACACAGGTAATGCAAGACATTCAAAAACACCTATAACAAAAGGTAACGTGCACGCCGCAGAAAGAGATGATGCTGCGCATATTTCTTATTTAAAAAGAGATATTGATTATGATGCTAAGCATGGACATAGCGATAAAAATATGACAGCAGACGAAAAGCATATATCAAAATTAGCCGGAGATATTAAACACGATTCAAAAAAATATTAAAATGTACAAGAAACCAAACCCTATAAAGCAACTGATCGAAAAAGGTAAAATGCTAAGCTCAGCAAAAGGATCAAGTAATTATATGAAAAAAGATTCTAAATCAGCTATATTAGCAATAGGTGATATTGGAAAACCTGGTTATGACAAATATGGGGCTGAGCTAATGAGCACCAAGCGGGCTAGATTGAAAAAAGAAAAAGGAGATTTAAGCTCTAAAAACCAACCTGTAGACTCTTTATATGGAAGAGGTAAAAGACCGACTATTGAACCTACTATTAAGCCTAAAGAAACTCCACCAAAAGTTAAAACTACTAAAAATACAATTAAATCTGAACCTAAAGATACAAAAAGTGTTCCAACACCTCGTAAAAAAGTAAAAAGTGTAGGAAGTCCAGGCGGAGTAAGTGGCACAACAGTAAAAAGAACTGGAGGTGGTATGACTGGCACTAAAGTTTCTCCAGAAATAAAAGGTGGTGCAACTGTTAAAGATATTAAAAAAACAGCATCAAAAATAAAAGATACAAAAACAAAAAGTAAAGCTGAAATTAGATCTGCTAAAACAACCGCAAAACAGGCTGGTAAATCTAAGCAAGAAATTAGATTAGCAAAAACAAAAGCTAAAGCTAAAAACGCTAGAATAGAAACAACTTCAAAAGAAACAGCAGCTCAAGGCGGTAAAAAAGCTCAAGAAAAAAGAGCTAAGACAATAAGACTAGAAAAAAGAGCTAAAAGAATAGAAGGAAGAATAGCTAAAAGAAAAGCAAAAAAATAATGAAATCAAAAGGATTTGGAGATAGCGTTGAAAAATTCACTAAAGCAACAGGTATAAAAACTATTGTAGATAATGTATCTCAAGGTTTAAATATACCTTGCGGCTGTGAGCAAAGACGTGATGCTTTAAATAAAATGATTCCTTATAAAAAATAAGTATGGCTTTTAAAATGAATGGTGCTCCTTATGTGAATAACAATACTCCTATATATCATGTAGATATGGAAGATGGCGTATTAGGTAAAGCTAATAACAATGGCACTATAATCATTAATAAAGATATTAAAGATCCTAAACAAATAGATAGCGTTGTAAATCACGAAATGGTTCATATAAATCAAATGAAAAGAGGTGACCTTAATTATGATGATAAGTACGTTTATTGGAAAGGAAAAAAATACTCAAGAGCACAAATGAAAGAAGGTGCTAAAAACCTTCCTTGGGAAGCAGAAGCATATAAAAACGCATAACTAAAAAGTATATTATGAGTGAATCATGGATGAAAAAACACGCTAAAAACTTATTAACCACTATGCCTGTAGATGACCAAGGCAGTGCATTGTTAAATGGTAAAAAGAAATCAACTATTGGAGACCAATTAGATTCTAAAGCTTTTACTAATAGATCAGATCCAAACAAACCAAGAACAGATATAAGCAAAAAAGAACAGTCAAAAATTAAAATTAAGAATGCTAAAATAGCTGCAGAAAGAAAAAGATTACGTGAAAGTAATGATCCTGCAGTTAGAAAGCTATATGCTAAGGTTAAGACTTTAAAAGATATAGGTAAATACGGCAAGTAAATGTGGAAAGTTTTATTAGGGCTATTAAAAGGCGGTAGCGGTAGAAAATCTGTAGCTGGTAATTTAGCTTGGGAAATAAGAGAAGCTATTAAGGGCAAAGAGCTTGATCCCGAAAAATTAATAGAACTACAAACTAAAATAAACATGGTTGAAGCTTCGCATAGGACTTTGTTCGTTGCTGGGTGGAGGCCGTTTATAGGATGGATATGTGGAGTTGCGTTAGCTTATAATTTCGTTATACGTGATTTATTTATTTGGGTAACAAAAACAACAGACGCTCCACCTCCATTACAAATGGAACATTTAATGACAGTGCTACTAGGAATGCTCGGGCTTGGTGGTTTAAGAACATACGAGAAAATAAAAGACAAAGTAAAATAATTAAATTTAATCAAATGGAAAAAGTAAAAGAAACAAAAAAGATTACCGACGAACAGTTAGAAACAATTAAAGATCACCAAAAAGATTTAAATAAATCTTTAACAAATCTTGGATTTTTAGAAACTCAAAAGCACAGTTTGCTTCATGAGTATGCTGGATTAGTAGAAGATATTGAAAAGTATAAAAAAGAGCTTGAAGATATTTATGGCGCTATTAATATAAATATTGAAGACGGTACCTACACTGATATTGAAAAAGAATAAAAGTGGACCATATTATAAGAAAAATAAGTATAGGCTCTGATTATAAAAATGAAGCTATGCATTATGCTATAGGTCAACAAGTTTATGGAGGCCACACAATATCTGCTATATTATTTGAAGACGAAGACGATTCTTATAATATACATATTAAAAAGCAAAATGAAATTTTACCTTGGAAAAAGTTTAATAAAAATATGGCTATTTCTGTAGAGTATGATTTAGAATATTAATGAAAAGCATTCAGCAATTTATAATAAAGCCAATTGGGCAAAGATATAATAATGAATTAGCAATAGGTGATAAAAAGCTTATTGTTAATTCTAGTATATCAAATCATAAGTTTGTCAATAGAGAAGCTGTGGTTGTTTCAGTACCTTTAGCTTTAAGAACAAATATAAAAGTAGGAGATACAGTATTAGTACACCATAACTTGTTTAGAAGATACTATAACTTAAAAGGCAAATCTGTAAACAGTTCAAAGTATTTTAAAGACGATATGTATTTTGCATCAGTAGATCAAATATATATGTTTAAAAGAAATGATAAATGGAATACTGTATTAGACTATTGCTTTATAAAACCAGTTATTAATAAAGACGAATCTAAGCTGTCTAAATTAAAAAATAATATTGGTATAATAAAATACGACAATAGCTCCTTAAATGCGCTTAAAATAAGCACAGGAGACACTGTGGTGTTTAAAAGTAATCGGGAGTTTGAATTTGTAGTAGATAATGAACTTCTTTATTGTATGCAATCAAATGATATTTTAATTAAATATGAAAATAAAGGAAACGAAACTGAATATAATCCAAGCTGGGCAAAAAGCAGTTGAAGAATTAATAAAGGTAGCTAAAGAAAAGATCGTAGACTCAGAAGATGACATCTCAGCTGACAGACTTAAGAATGCTGCCGCTACTAAAAAATTAGCAATATTTGATGCTTTTGAAATACTAGCTAGAATAAAAGAGGAACAGGATTTATTAGATGATAAGCCTGTAGATAAAAAAGCAGATACTTTTAAAGGTTTTGCTGAAGGAAGATCTAGATAATGTACGAGCAAAGTTTATATAGTATAGTAGAAGACCATATAAAGCCTAAAGTAATAAAAAGATTAAATAGGCTTAATAAATGGGAATACGGTTACAATAAAGAACATGATATTGTAATTATTAGTAAAACTGGAAAAATAGGTGAAATATATAATATACAGAACCTATTAGTAGCCTTGCCTTTAGCGGAAGATGTTTATAAATGTTCTGATAAAAAAGAAGAGCAGCGATGGAATGTTTTAGATTATCCTAAAGAATTAAACAAAGTAAAGAATGTTTATGAGTGGAATGAAAAGCCTTTATCGTTTAAAGAAAAATATTATGATTACATTAATAAAGAATTTGTTAGACGTGAAGAAGGCTTTTGGTATTACAATAAAGGCATTCCTACTTACATTACTGGTTCTCATTACATGTACTTGCAGTGGACCAAAATTGATGTTGGGCACGCAGACTTTCGGGAATCAAATAGATTATTCTACATATTTTGGGAAGCATGCAAATCTGATAGTAGATCCTACGGAATGTGTTATCTTAAGAACAGACGGTCCGGGTTTAGTTTCATGGCTTCATCCGACACAGTTAACCAGGCAACAATATCGAGAGATTCTAGGTTTGGAATACTCTCTAAGTCGGGAGCTGACGCTAAGAAGATGTTCACGGATAAGGTTGTACCCATATCAATTAACTACCCATTCT